GGATTCCCGTTTAATGATGAACAAAAATTAGAAATGATTGGTGAAGCTGAAGAAGCTTATGGTAAGTTTTTAACAGCATTAAAATGTGATTGGAGAAATGACCCAAATTCAGCAGAAACACCAAGACGTGTAGCAAAAGCCTATGTAAACGATTTATGGGCTGGTAGATACACTCAAATGTCTCCTATTACTTCATTCCCATCAGATGGTTATGATGGTATTATTATAGAACGTAATATACCATTAACTTCAATGTGTTCTCACCACCACCAAACAATAGGAGGTGTGGTTCATATTGGATATATAGCAGGAGAAGATGGTCAGGTAATTGGTTTATCTAAACTAAATAGAATTGTAGAGTTATTTGGTAGAAGAGGAGCAATACAAGAACAATTAACATCAGCTATTCATAATGCAGTAGAAAAAATTACTGAGGGTAATAAAGGAGTTATTGTTACTATAGTTGGAACACATAATTGTGTTAGTTGTAGAGGAGTTAAACATCAAGGTGCTGCAATGGTAACTACCAAAGCATCAGGTGTATTTAAAGATAATACTAACCTAGCTCGTAAAGAATTTTTTGACAGTTTAAAAATTAATAACGGAGGACATAATATATAAAAATATGGCATTAAAAACAGACAATAAAATATATATTAGTTGGGATGATGTGAATGATGCTGTTGATGATTTATGTAATAAAATTCGACATGATCAACCTAATCTAGATTCAGTTCATGGTATCGCTAGAGGAGGATTAATTCCCGCAGTATTAATATCACATAAATTAGGTTTACCTTATACCGATGTTATATTACCCAATACTTTAGTAGTAGACGATATATGTGATTCAGGAGTTACATTAGAAAATGCCCCGGGTGTTTGGACAGCAGTACTACATTACAAACCCCACACATCATGTTTTCAACCTAATATGTGGGCTGACATACATGAAGGAGATGAATGGTTAATTTATCCTTGGGAAACTAAAGATTCAAAACCTATTCAGGATTATCTCAAACCCGGAGCTAAAGAATGGAGAGATGTAGCAGATAAATTTTACAAAGGAGAAGAATATGAATTTAATAAATATAAATAAATAAAATTATGAATTATTGGCAAGTAGATGTAAAGTTAACAATGGAACACGAAAGTGGTAAAATCCAAAAAGTAACAGAAAAATATTTGGTAGAAGCGGTATCACCAACAGATGCTGAAGCTAAAGTATACAAGGATTTTGAAGGTGAAAGTAATTTTACAGTAGATAAAATAGTAAAAACAAAAATTATAAAAATTATATCTTAATGAGTAATCAATTAAGTTTATTTAGCGAAGCGGATGTGCCTTTTGTTAATGAAGTAGAAGTATTTAATGGCACATTCGGTAAACCAAATAATTATGAACCAAACATACCAGAAAAAAAAGAGTGGCAATTTGTTTACGACTTCGTACTCGAAGAACTTGAAGAATATAAAGAAGCTTGCGAAAAAGGAGACATCGTGGAAATTTTGGACGCTTTGTGCGATATTGCTTATGTTTCCCTTGGGAACGGTACTATGTTACACGGCCTTAAAGATAAGATATGGCCAGCTTATCAAGAAGTACAAGCAAGTAATATGTCAAAAGCTTGCGTATCTGAAAAAGAAGCCTTGGATACCGTCCGCTTACGAAGTAAGGAACAAGGTGAGGCCTGCCATTTTGAGAAACTTGAGGAAGGACGGTATATTGTCTATAGAACACGAGATAAAAAAGTAATGAAAAATGTTAATTACTTTAGACCTGATTTAAAACAATTCTTTACTCAAGAAGAATTAGATAAAGATTATTTAAAATAATCATAAAAAACTTAGGCTCCCATAGGGAGCCTTCGTATATTTACATCAAATAAAAGTTATATAAATGTATAAAAAATGTTATTTAGGTAAAAAAATAGATAGTAATTATTTTGAGATGCATCTTTGGGAAGAAGATGGAGAACATCAAATAATACCTTATAAAAATATAGCATACCAAGAATGCCCCGAAGAAGAACAAACCCATACTGGGTTAAACGGTGAGCCACTTAAACCTATATCTAAATGGTTTTTTTCTAAAAACCCTGATTATAGTTCCAAGAATACTCCAAATTTGCATTTTCATGATATGAAACCCCATCAAAAGTTTTTAGTTGAGCGTTATGGTGTAAATGATGTTCCTTCTAAAGGACATAGAGAAGTATTTTTTGATATTGAGTGTGAAATAGGGGGTGCTTTAACTGAAGAATATATTGAAGATGCACCAATGCCTATTACTTCTATTGCTTGGTGGGATAAACAAAAAGATTATTGGTCTATTCTTATTTTAGATAAAAAAAGCCAACTAAAACATACAAAAACGGGAGAAAACAAGAATAAAGAAATTATACCTTGTGCTACTGAAAATGAATTATTAGCTAAATTTGTTGAAGCAATAAGAGAAATGGATCCTGATATTTTAGTAGGATACAATTCAGATTATTTTGATATTCCCTATTTATACTACAGAATGTGTAGAACAATAGGTAAGGATTGGGCTGATCATTTATCTCCTATTGGTAAAGTAGTTTCTAAGAAAAACAATAAATACTTCTTTAAACAAAACCAATATGTAGATATTGTAGGTATTGAATCTTTAGATTATATTCGTTTACATAAGAAATACAGTTGGAAAGATGAACCAAGTTGGAAGTTGGATGCTATTGGAGCCAAGTATGTTGGTATGAATAAAATTGAATATGAAGGAAACTTAGATCAATTATTCGAAACAGATATCCATAAATTTATTCAATATAACTTTGTTGATGTAGAGATACTTCAAAAATTAGATGAAAAATTACAATACTTAGCTTTAACTAAAAATATAGCACACAAAGGAAAACACAATTACAGTGAAGTGTATGCTAATAGTATTTCACAAGATGGAGCAATTTCAGCTTATTTATTATCACAAGATATAATTCCTCCCCCAAAAGAACCTAACCCACAAAAGAAAGAATCATATGCAGGAGGATACCTTTTTTGCCCCAAAGCAGGATTGTATAAATATATGTTTGATGAGGATTTAACATCGCTGTACCCGTCTATAATAATGTCTATAAACATAGGTAAGGAAACATTCGTGGGTCGTATTGTAGATGCTAATGAACGTAATAATAGACTGGGACTTAACGATTTAAAGGAAAAAGACCCCGAAGAATTATTATTGGTTGAAAATGGAAAACGTAGACAAACTAATGTTAAAGTAATTGATTTAATTAATATAATTGAATCTCAAAAATTAGCAGTAGCAGCCAATGGTTCAATGTTTAGAACAGATAAAGAAGCAGTATTATCTACTATTTTGAAAAAATGGTTTGAGGAACGAGTTATTTACAAAAATCGAATGAAAAAGGCATATAAAGCAGGTGATAAAGAATTAGGTGAATATAACCATTTAATGCAATACACTATGAAAATTTTACTAAATAGTTTATATGGGGCTACTGCTTTACCCTCATTTAGGTATGGTATGAATTTTCAAACATTAAGTGAAGCAATTACATTATCTGGTCACAGAATTATTCAGGAATCCGCTCTATGTGCTAATAGACATATGAATAAAGTTATGCGTGGAGAAATTAAATTAGATATATAATGGAAATAGAAAGTAGACCTTGGGGAATGTATGAAGTATTATTAGATGCCCCTGAATGTAAGGTAAAAAGAATAACAGTAGCACCTGGTCAAAGGTTATCATATCAATACCACCACAAAAGAAAAGAAATTTGGACTGTAGTTAAAGGTAATTTAACAATTATTTTAGATGGTGAAAAAGTATTTAGAGGACCAGGACAATCAATAAAAATTGGTTTAGGAGATAAACATAGAGCTTGGAATGAAACAGGTGGAGTAGTACAATTTATAGAAGTACAAACAGGAACATACTTTGGGGAAGACGATATTGTTAGAATCGAAGATGATTATAAAAGAGAATAATATGGCATTAAAAAAACAATCAATTAGAAAAAATCAAGTAATCACAGTAAATGGAGAACCCGTTTCTAAAGAAGAATTAATTATTAGAAGTGAAGAATGGAGTGAAACCCAAGAAAACTTTTTTAGAAAAATGCTTAAGCAGGGTGGTACCTTTAAAGTAGCAGGTATAAAATATAAAGTAGAACTAATCGAAAGAAGTGATTTAGATTCAAACGGAAACAAACCAGTAACAGTACCACCACTACCAGGTGAAAGAACATTTTAAAACTAAATATATGTTAGTAGAAGTATCAAACGGAGAATTATTAGATAAAATTTCAATTTTAGAATTAAAGTTACTTAGAATTGAAGATAAAGAAAAATTAGTTAATATTAAAAAAGAATTTGAAACACTAAATCCCTTAGTTGTAGATTTATTTATGGGTCATGATGGTCAACTCCAAAACCATTATCTTGAATTAGCCAAAATTAATGGTGAACTTTGGGATATAGAAGATTGGATTAGAGATTGTGAACGTGAAAAGAGATTTGACAAAGAATTTGTAGAACTAGCTCGTTCTGTGTACATTACCAATGATAAGAGATGTGAAGTTAAAAAATTAATTAATATTTTAACATCATCAGGTTTAGTAGAAGAAAAATCATATAAAGAATATTAATGAAACATTTAGAAGAAACACCTTGGTGGATTTGTGATGCAGATGATGAAAATTATTGTGCTTATGTAGACACGGATTCCAATTATTTTAATGCTGAACCATTACTTCTTAAATTATATCCTAATTTTGAAGAACTTTCTGATAAAGAAAAAGATGATATTTTAGAAAAAATAGCACTTAAATACCAAGATGTTATCAATGAAGATTATGATAGATTAGCACGTGAAGCCTTTAATGTTACTGAACATAGACTTGAAATGAAAACAGAATGTGTTATTCGTTCAGCCTATTTTAGAGCAACAAGACGTTATGCACAGTGGATTACAAAGCAGGAAGGTATTGAAAACGAAACACTAGACATTAAAGGTTTAGAGTTTATGAAAGCAAATTTTCCACCTATCTTAGGGTCATTTTTTAATGATATACTACAACAGGTATTAAAAGGTGAAGAAAAAGCTAGTATTTTAGAGCAAATCAAGGTGTTTAAAAAATCTATACTAGATGGTTCAATACCTCTTACTAAATTAGGTAACCCATCAGCAGTTAAAAAACTAGAAAAATATTCAGGTAAAAATGCTAGAGCAGGAGAAATGTTTACTGAAATACTTAAAGGTGCACCAGCTCCAGTACGTGCCACTATTCGTTATAATGACTTATTAAGGTTATGGCAATTAGATAAAAAGTATAACTTAATTACACAAGCTGATAAAGTTAAATGGATTTATTTAAAAGATAACCCATATAAGATAGAAGCATTAGCCTTTTTTGATTATGAGATGCCTGATAAAGTACAAGCATTTCTTGACTCTTATGCTGATAGACAGAAAGTATTTGATTCAATACTATTAAATAAATTAGAAGGATTCTTTAGTGATCTACAATGGTCTTTAGATTTAAACCCTTACACAAATGCATTAGCATCCTTTGAGATATAAAATAAATTTCGTATATTACAACTATGGTAAATAAAAACACATTAACATCAGTCATTTCAAAATATTATTTAAACGGGTTAAATAACCAAGTAAAATGGCGTATTAAAGATAACCAACTCACAGTCTATGCAGGTGATAATGGTAGATTATGTAAAGTAATACATAACAATTTTAACTTAGAAGATTCTGAATTAGGTGTATTTGATACACATAAACTTAGTAAATTAATTTCTATTACTAGTGGAGAATTAAGTATAACTCTTGAGAAGATTAAAGCTGTTTATACTAAGATGCATATTGCAGACCTAAATTTTGATTTAACCTATTCGCTAGCTGATATTTTAATTTTAGGTAAAAATACTTATTATGAAGACCCTGAAGAATTTGAAATACAAATTGATTTAACAAGGGAAGACATTGACCATTTAATCAAAGCTAAAAGTGCTTTAGCTGATGTAAATAATATGTTAATTACTACTACCACTGATTTTGATGGAGTAAATGTTTGTGAAATAATATTTGGTGATAATACTGGGTTCTCAAATAAGATTACTTACCAACTTAGAGGAAACATCACTAAAGGAGATATCCAAATCCCCTTTGATTCAGATATATTTAAAGACATATTAAGTGCTAATAAAGATATGGAAAATGGTACACTAAAAATATCAGAAGTAGGTATGTTAAAAGCAAACTTTACAACAGAAGAAACAGAAAGTGAATATTTTATCGCGAGGAACGAATAGGTTATATATGTATAACTGAATTTAATATTGCACAGCTAGGGCGCGCAGTTATATTCAAATAAAATAAACCGAGAGCTTCGGCCTCACAAAAACTAAATGATATGAGTACATTATTCAATGAGCGTACACCGTTCGACTTACTATTCCGTAATCTTTTCAAGACAGACGGAGTTTTCCAACCAACAACGTTTGAAAACAAACAACCACACCCCCTAGATATTTTTTATGACGATGAAGGACTTCATTTTGAAGTTGCCTGTACTGGTTTAACTAAAAAAGACATCCAACTAGAAATTGATGGAGATCTATTAAAGATTATCTATAATAAACCTAATGACGAAGAGTTTGATTATAGTGGCTACATCTATAAAGGATTAGCTTCTAGGTCTTTTAACTTAGGTTATAAAGTAGCATCTAAATTCGAACTTGAGAAATTAGAAGCAGAAATGAAAGATGGTTTGCTTCATCTATTTATTCCAATTGCGGAGTCTAAAAAAGCAAAAACAATTAAAATAAAATAAAAGTTTTACCAAAAAAGCGTGTCCTAGCGCAATATTATTCGTATATTCACGTCTAAATAAATAAGTTATATGACAACAAAAAGAAAGTCCATTCAGACTATTACCGACCCTTTGCTAGAACCTTACTTTATTACTAAGGATGAGTACAGTTATACTGTAAAACAAAATGTAACTTCGGATGCATCTCATTTTAGATCTAAAGGAAATGCTAAAACGTATGAGAAATCCTTATATTACTTTGCAAAATTAGAACAAGCACTACAAAAGATAGCTGTCCTACAGGTATCTAATGAAAATTATAACAGTTTAGAAGAATATATTAACGATTATATGAAAATTAGTATTAACATTAAAAATTACACAGATGGAATTAGAAGCGCTATTTAACGCAGTTATTGTCAAACCAATAGAATCAGAAGAAACGACTGTTGGTAATATTATTGTCCCTGATCTAGGGAAAGAAAAAAATGAATCCGGTTTAGTAGTATCAGTAGGACCAGGACAACCAACCTTAACGGGGGATTTTATTGCAACCATTTTAAAAGTTGGAGATAAAGTAATATTACCAACACAAGGATTTACTAAATTACCATATAATGGTGAAGATTATTATGTAGGACCAGAAAACCAAATACTTGCAAAAGTAACAGAGTCTACAAGTTTAGATGATTTATTGGGAGAAACAAAAGAAAGTTTAACAAAAGAAGAAATAAAAGATTTAAAGAATGAGTAAACAAGTAACATTAGGTGGAACCGCTAGAGAAAATTTAGTAAAGGGTATTGATATCCTCGCAGATGCTGTAGTATCAACATTAGGACCAAATGGTAGAAATGTTGTTATTGCTAATGATAATGGTTCCCCACAATCAACTAAAGATGGGGTAACAGTTGCAAAATCAATTACACTATCCGACCCAGAACAAGAGTTAGGGGTACAATTAGTAAAACAAGCAGCAATTAAAACAGCAGAAAAAGCAGGTGATGGAACAACTACATCTACTTTATTAGCTCGTGAAATGGTAAAAGCAGGATTAAATGCTTTAAATAACGATGAAAATGCTGTACAAATTAAAAAGGATATTGACCTTGCTGTAAAGCATGTAGTATCTAATCTTCAAAAATCAATATCAGAAGAAATTAGTGGAGAAGAACAATTAGAACAAATTGCTACAATCTCAGCTAATAATGACCCAGAAACTGGGAAGTTAATTGCAACTGCTATTGATAAAGTAGGAATGGAAGGGGTTGTTCATATTGAAGAATCACGTACAGGTGAAACATATTTGGAAACAGTTGAAGGGTTACAGTTTGAAAGAGGTTACAAATCACCTTATTTTGTTACAAATAACAACACAATGACAGCAACATTGGACAATCCTCTTATTCTTATTGCAGATCAAAAATTAACACAAGTTAAAGAATTATTGCCCGTTTTAGAAGCAGTCTCAAACCAAGGTAGGTCATTACTTATCATTGCTGAAGACATTGACAATGAAGCTTTAGCTACATTAATTGTTAATAAAATGCGTGGTACAATGAAAGTATGTGCCGTTAAAGCCCCTGATTTTGGAGATAGAAGAAAATTAGCTTTAGAGGATATTGCAGTAACAACAGGTGGAATCGTTTTTGATAAACAAAAAGGAATGAAACTAGATAAATTTAGTTGGGAATGGTTTGGTGAAGCAAGAACAGTAACTATAGAAAAAGAACAAACAACCATAGTAGATGGAAAAGGAGGAATTGAGGAAATTGAAGCACGTGTTGAAGAATTACAACAACAAGTCGGACAAGCAACAACACCGTTCGAAACGGAAAAGCTCCAAGAAAGATTGGCGAAATTTGTCGGAGGAGTAGCTATCATTCATGTTGGTGGTAACACGGAAACAGAAATGAAAGAAAAGAAAGATAGAGTTGATGATGCCTTACACGCAACAAAAGCTGCTATTGAAGAAGGTATTGTGCCTGGTGGTGGAATGGCTTTATTATATGCTTCTAGAGATTTAAAATTATCTACAACAGGAGCAATTATTGTAAAAAGGGCATGTAGGAAACCATTTAATCAAATCTTAGTTAATGCTGGGTATGATAACACACAAGCAGAAATTTTATCTGCACAATTAGTAAATTCAAATAACACTTGGGATGGTTATAATATAAAATCTGAAGAAGTTGTTGATATGAAAGTAGCAGGAATTATAGACCCAACTAAAGTAGCAAGAACAGCATTACAAAATGCAGCTTCAGTTGCTGGTATTGTTTTATTAACAGAATGTACTATAGTAAACGAATCAAGTGAAGATAGTAAACAACCGCAATTAGACCCAATGATGGGTATGATGTAAATTAATAATTAATAAATAAATAAAAAAGAATGACAAAACAAGAAATTTTTGAGATTATTGAAGAGAACTTCAATATCTTAGCAGCAGAACACGTAGGAACTACTAAAGCTAGCCAAGGACGAGCTAGAAAAGCAGCACAAGCTATTAAACGAGTAATTACAGATTATAAAAAAGCATCTGTGGCTGAGTCAAAATAGTTTCGTATATTATGGCTATAAAGATTGAAGAAAAAAATATCCTAATCGCTCGGAGAGTTCCTCCGGGCGATAAATGGAGATTAGTTGCAAATGAACCTGATGGTCCTATACATAAAACATTAACTGATTGTTTAGAAGCATATATGGTTAAAACAGGTTTTAAAGGTAGTTATAAATTAGAACCATTAAAGAGCAATTTATATGCAATTGATTCAACAGAAACAGAAGTAATACCAGAACCAGAAAAGAAATATTCAATATATGGCGAGTACGGAGAATAGTTTATTAGTAGAAAAATATAGACCATCTAAATTAGAGAATTATGTGGGTAATGAAAATATTAAAAAATCAATATCTAAATATTTAGAACAGAATGATATTTTAAATTTAATATTTTATGGACCCGCTGGTACAGGAAAAACTACTTTGGCAAAACTTTGTGTTCAAAACCTTGATTGCGATCATCTTTATATTAACGCCTCTGATGAAAGAGGTATTGAAACGATTCGTGATAAAGTACAAGGATTTGCGAGCGTTGCTTCTTTTAAACCACTTAAAGTGGTCATTTTGGATGAAGCTGATTTTCTTACTATACAGGCGCAGGCTTCACTCCGTAATATTATTGAAACTTTCTCACGTACGACAAGGTTTATTATGACTTGTAATTTTGTAGAACGCATTATTGATCCTTTACAATCAAGATGTCAAGTGCTTAAAATTGTACCTCCAACTAAAAAGGATGTTGCTAAACATTTAAATTGGATTTTACAACAAGAATCTATTGAACATAATATAAATGATTTAGTACCTTTAGTTAATCAATACTACCCTGATTTACGTAAATGTATTAATACTATACAGTTATCTACACAAGATAACACATTAAAACTAGACCAGTCAATATTAGTATCATCTAATTATATAGATAAAGTAATAAATTCCTTATCTGAAGGATCTAAACATAATAAAGTAGATTGTTATAATGATATACGTCAAATTATAGCAGATGCTAATGTAAATGATTTTGATGAGTTATTTAAGGCATTATACGAAAGATCAACTGAATATCTACAAGATAAAGAAGGTACAGCAGCTATTTTAATAAATGAACATCAATACAAAGCAAATTTCCGTATTGATAAGGAAATAAATACCATGTCACTTATTCAAAATTTAATAAATAGTAAATGAACAACTATTTAAAACAAAAATTAATTTTTGAGGAAGATGAAATTTATTATACTGAAGGTATTGTAAAACAACAGGTAATGATGGATTGGGAGACAGATATAATGGAGGCTCATGTTAAAAGTATTACTAAAAATGGAGGTGATATATTAGAAATAGGTTTTGGAATGGGGATATCTGCTAATTTTATACAATTACAACCTATTAATTCACATACTATAGTAGAAATCCACCCACAAGTTATTATAAAAGCACAAGAATGGGCTAAAGATAAACCTAACGTAACTATTATAACTGGAAATTGGATTGATAATTTAGATAAAATATCAACTTATGATGGTGTATTCTATGATACTTGGAATGATGATAATATTCAAAAATTCTTTGATTTACTCCCCAGTTTTATGAAAAAGGGAGGGAGAGCATCATGGTTTAATCCTAGATATTATAAAGGTAATAAACTAGGTATTACTGGAGAAGAGTATACAGAACATTCAGTAAAATTGGATCCATTTTCAAAAAATAACAATTATTTTAATAATAAAACATATTACTTACCAACTAAACAATTTTAATATAAACAATAAATTATTTAACTATGCAACAGCAACAACAACAAGCAGGACCACCAATTGATTTAAAAAATACATCAGAGGTGAAGAATTCAGAAGGTGGGAGTGTATTCCAACAAGGAGTGGTATTACGTACCGTATCTAAATTTATAACAGGTACTGATGAAGATGCCTTATTACCAATCCCTGTATTTTATGATTTAAAATCAGGAAAAATACTTGCAAGTTCAGTTCCCAAAGATTTAAGGGAAGAGCTAAAAGATGAACTCATTTAATGAAAAACATTTTTGATTGGTTAAAAGCAATTAACAACACCAAACCCCCAGTTGAATCTTTTACAGATAAAGATTGGGAGGTTTGGAATAGTTATATGATACATAGGTTTTTATCTATGAATCCTGATTACATAGAAATTGTAAATTATGTTCAAGACTTTCCCCCACAGGAAAAAAGGATGATTTATAATGTATATAGAGAATTTATTCCTAAAAATAATAAATGGAGTAAATATATCAAGTCTAAGGTAAAACAACCTAACACTGATTTAGTTAACCATATTAAAGATAATTTTCAATGTTCAAGCAAAGAAGCAAAAGAATATATAACTTTGTTGGATACCCCACAAATTAGTCGTATATTATCGAATAGAGGATTAAACACAAAAGAAATAAAACCATTATTAAAATGAGTAAATTAGTAGATATGTTAAGAACATCTGCACAAGCAGATAAAGCAAAAGCTATGTTATCACTTGAATTATTAGGTAACAAAGCAGTTGGTATTGGAGACCATTCAACCGGAGACTTTTATAAGAATGCTGAAGAAGCACTTATTATGTTAGTAGATGCTGATGATAGATTATCAGCGTTAGATAAATATTTTAATACTAAAGGATTACTAAATGGGTAGTTCAATATC